TGTTACGGATTGTTCACCTTCTGTGTTAATAGATCTTTTTAAAGTTAAACCATCTATTGGACTTATCTCAAGATTTGCTTCTGCTTCATCTATTGCACTTTTAAGATTTTCTTTATTAACCATTCCTGTTTCTTTGTCGATTATTTCTTTTTCTGGATATTTTAAATCTAATTCTACTATTTTATTTTTAAACAATTCTTTTTCTTTTTTCTTTTTTTCCATAAACATTCTCATATTCATCATAGAATCAGGATTGTTTCTTTTAAATTTTTGAAACTCTTTAACCATGTCAAACATTTCTTTTTCTTTTTTTTCTTTTTCAGTTTCATTTGGCATAAAAGGATCAAGTTTTTTTGTTAGTATTTTTTCTCCTTCAACAGAAATATCTACAGGTTTGTCTTCTTCAGTTTCTTTTTCAAGCATTTTTTCAATTGCTTTGTCAAAATTTAATCCATCTTTAAAAGGAACTCTTAAATTGTCATTGTCTTCGGCAAGTAAATAATTTAATCCTGTAGAAGTTGTTGCTTGGTTACCAGGAGATACTAATCTAGTTCTGGCCATCAATGAATCTGAGCCATGACCTATGTCAGATAAATTTGGCTCAACGTCAACCATACCACCGGTATAATAACCTTGTGGTTCACCTAACATTGCAGCAATACCACCGTTTGCTTGTTCAGTTCTGTCTGTTTGTTTTTTAAATATATCTATGATTTCGTCACCACTTTTTCCTTGTTTATTTAATTCAAATGTTTGCTCTACCATAGCAATTACATCGGCCTTACGTTTTGGATCTGGATCAGATGCAATTTGTTCTGCAAGTTCTTTACCCATTCCTGGATATTTTTTAATAAGCAGGTCTGCATCTAAAGTACTGTCAATTTCTTCAGTTACATTTTTTTTAATCGTTGATTGAATAGGTTTTCTAACTTCAGGTAATACCGCACCATAGATTTCCATTTGTGTGTATTGATCTAAATCGTCATAAAGTTTACCACCAAATAACTGTGGATTTAATTCTACAAAAGACTCTGCTGCCATTTGTGCATCGTATTTGTAATCGTCAGTTTTAAATATATTATCAACAGCTTTTTTAATATTTTTTGGATTTAAAGCATTTTTAACTTTTTGAACAACTTTACCTTTAAAGTATCCTTGTCTTATTCCAGCAATACCACCTTCTGCAAAAGGTATGTCGTCATCATCTGGAGTTGGAGCTTTTATTTCTTCTGATTCTGTTAAAAGTAAGCTACCATCGCCGGCATACTCTTTGTTTTTAACTTTTAAAATTTCTTCACCCATGTTTTCTCTAAATATTTTTTCGTAATGATTAAAATCTTCACCAATTTCAAAAGCACCAGGAAACGATCCTGCTTTGTTATAAGCTTCGTCGCCGTATATTTTTTTAAATACTAAAATTGGATCATCTTCAAGAGTTGGAAAATATTTTAAAACTCTTTCTTGATCCATTGGATCTAATTTAATTCTGCCATTTTTTAATTCTTTTTGTAAGAACTGTCTGATACCAGTTCTAATCTGACCTTCTTCGTGCATGCTACCACCAAGAAATTTTGTTTCTTTTTTCTTAAATGGATTACCACCTGTTTCAATAAAACTTTCTAAATCTTTTTTAGATTGTACTAAACTTTTTTCTGCATCATCTTTCATAGATTTTGCACTTGTGTTTAATTCATCAAGAGCTTTTTTTAATTCTGATTGAGTGTTTTTAAATTGCTGCATGGCTACAGTATTTTCAATACCTGATGTAGCATTTTTAATAGGACCACCAAATTCTTTGTACTCATTTAGATTATTTAAAAAAGCCATTTTTTCAGCGTCAGTTGCGTTTACTACAAACTTCGCTTCTTCTTCTATAAGTTTTAATGCGTCGTTAAAGTTAGCACCAGTGCCTCGTAATGTTTCTAAAGCTCTTGGTTTAAACATTGTTGGTTTACCACCAAACATTGCTTTTTTAACATTACTAGCTTTACCTAAAAAAGTATTAGGTTTTATACCAATGCTATCTAATGCTTGTACAATTCTAAGTCCGATATCTATTGGGTTTGCCATAATTAATAATATTCCTTCTTCCTAGGTTCTATTTTTTCGTCTTCATAATCTTCTGGATGGGGTAGGAAGCCTCCCTGCCTGAATCGCATAACAGCCATAGTCATACTATCGACTAAGTCATCATGATCGCCGTATGGAAATGATGCACATTCCTCAATAACTTCTTCTGCAAATTTCCTGTCAGGAGCCCAAATTATGCCAGCTTCAAACAGTGGTGCACAAGAATTTACACGTACGTGCTTATCATTACCACGACTTGGCGTAAAAGTCATCACTGGAATGTCCATTTGCCGTAGTTCATGAGTTAAAGGTGTGCCTGATGCTTTTTGTTCTATGATTACCATATCTGGATTCCAATATTTATATTGTTCTAACGCTTCACGACGTAATTCTGGAAATTCAAACCTATCTTTAAGTGCATCTAACAAAATTAAATTTGGTTTACTGTCTTCGTTTGGATAAAATACTCCCCAAGTTGTAATTGCGCTGTAATCGGCCGTTTCTTTTTTTAAAAACGCTGTATCCATTGATTGAATAACATAATGACAATCTGGAAGATGTTCTTTATCCCATTTTGTCCACCATTCACGTTTTATTAGCGCTCCTTCTTCAGAAGTTGGCTTTTGCATCCATTGTGCGTTCCATTTTCCAACTGGAAGTGTTGCTTTTACTTTTTCTAGCTCATCCATTTTCCAATATTGTGGCCAAACCGGTTTTTTCTTCTTTCCGTGGTCCATGATCGCCGGAAATTCTACCACTTCCCACTGATCACCCTTAACATCTTTTTGATTATCTAATAAAATTCCTGTTAAATCTTTTTTTGACCAACGTGTCATGACTAAAACAATCTTGGCCCCTGGTTGTAAACGTTGACGTGGTCCTGATGTGTACCATTCGTAGGCGTTATCGAAGGCGCTAGCTGACATTGCGTCTTGTTCCGAGTGTGGATCGTCAATAATCAATAAGTCCGCACCACGGCCCGTGATTGCCCCACCAACACCAGCTGCAAAATACTCCCCACCTTGTGCAGTTTCCCATCTTCCTGCTGCCTGACTATCTTCTCTAAGCGTTGTATCAAAAATTTTAGAATATTCTTCACTGTCAATTAGTGTTTTTGCTTTACGACCGAACCTTACAGCAAGTTCTCCTGTGTGAGTTGCTTGAATGATCTTGAGTTTTGGATTACGGCCTACCATCCATGCTGGTAACAAGTAAGATGCAAACTCTGACTTCGTGTGCCTTGGTGGCATGTTCACAATTAGACGCGTAATTTTTCCTGTAGCAAGGTCATTGAACTTTTGTGCAATAACTCGGTGGTGTGCACCTTCTATAAACTCTGGCCACACAGCTTTGACAAAAGACATGAAGTCATCTTTAGCTTTATTTTTAATTTTTTTTTGAGCAACAAGAACCTGTAATTGCAAAAGTTCTTTTCTAACGTCGGCAGGTAGTTTACTTATATCTATATCATTCAAATTCATAAAAATTTTTATAAAATTTTTTGCACCATCTTAGGTGTTCAATAAGTTTTTTACAGCCTCTAACTGTCTAAATCAAGCAATATATACGAGAGTAGTGGGACCCCTTTTTATTTAAAGGGGATTGTTTATACAGTTACAAAGTTTATTGGGTATGGGTGTGGTACCTCTATTGGGTCCGTGTTTTGTGTGCGTAGGCGCGTTAGCGCCTACGCATAGATAATTAGTTTGCCCAAGTATTAAGAGCGTCTTTTTTTATAACCATTGCAGGTCCAACAACAAAGTCATCGTAACCAAAGGCATGTGTTTCTTTTGTGAAGTGTGTTCTCCATAATGTTGTGGCCTCTGGGTTTAATGGTAAGCCCATTAGTTTACCCTCTTCATTTAATAGAAGTAAGTCACCATTTGGAAATGTAACAACCTCAACCATGCCACCAACAAACTTAGATACTGCCTTATAATCTGGCTCATCTTTTTTGTCAGTGATTAGTTTGAACTCTGCTGCTGCTGTGTTTATTTCTGTATTTGTCATATCATGGAACATATAGGATAAGTCTAACATTGTCAAGTCCTTTTCTCAATGGTCCAATTATTCCAAGTGTGCCCATAACTAGAAGTTTGTGTTTCTTTCTTAGGGTCCTTGATTGGTGTTTCGAGCGCCTCTCGTCTTGGCGCTAGTGCAATCATACCTTGAATGTTATGTTCAACAAATTCCATTAAACAAGATTGATTACAAAAGTAATTCCACCAATGTCTGAACCAATAACTATCATTCGGTTGTCTGTATTTTACTTTCATTGTTCTTAATACTTTGTTGCCCTTGCTACCTCTTACTCTTGATTGTATGTGTTTAGTATGGCAGTTCGGACCATGGCACCAATTAAAATCACTCATATGTCGGTAGCCCCCCAAAGATTGAAACAATACCGGCAAAAGAAATTAATATTCCTACCTCGTAATGTTCCCCATGTATAAAAACAATTACTCCTAATAATGCTAATACAAATCCTGTTAGTACCATTAGTAATCTTCCTATTAATTCGCCATTCATTAGTGCCTCACTTTCCACGATTGCGTTGCTGTTCTATAACCATGACTGTCTAGATCATAATAAACATAATAAGGTGTTCCATTTTTAGCAACACCATATCTACTTTTGTCGTCATGTTTTCCCTGTCTTGTTATATGCTTTTTGTGCTTGTTAGCCCAATAAGTTATATAAAATGTTTTAGTCATTATTTCTCCTGTATAAGTTAATGGGATAATCCTATAATAGAATTATCCCATTGTCAATAGTCTAATTTAAACTATTTTCTGCCTGTTGTTGCTCGTATAATAGTCTTGCCTTAATCTTGGCTTTTCTATCTACATTCTTATTCTTCATGCCTTTAATTCTTTCAGCAAGATTTTTAGGATTGTAGATTACAAGTCCTGTACTATTAGTTCTGATTATTTCTGCGTCAGTAATATTTAAACCAAGTTCAGTACAAAGTTCCAATGCCTCGTCTAAATATTTATAACCTTTTAAACCAAGTTTAATTTCTTTCATCTGGTCTAAAATAGACTTAATCCATTTTGAGTGTGCAACAACAAATCTTCCTTTTTGTGCTTTCCACTCAATTAAAAAGTTAAACTCTTGTTCAGTACAAGCAATAGAACGATCTCTACAATAATCTCTACCAATTAAATCTAACTGATATTTTTCATTCCATTCTTTGCCATAACCTTTGTCATCATTACCAAGATAAGTATTATTGTTATCACAATATTTTGTTTTATGTGGGTTGTTGTCTTTCCCCTCTTGTTCAATCAAAATATCTGGGTTGCAATCTTCTTGTGCTTTTAGTTCATCACGAAATAAAGCATAACCATAATCATTATCATTTGAATATGAAGAATTGCTATCAGTATCAAAGCTACCATTTAATCTAAAATCAAAATGTTTCTCAATGGTACTTGGAACAATACTTACATTGTTGTCATAATCTCGTTCTTCTTTCTCACCCATATAGTGAAAGTGAAAACAACTATCTTTGGCAATCGTACTTACATTTTCAAACTTATCTTGTAAGTATCTTGCTTTCTCAACATCATCTTCGGTATAGTGTCGTCTTACTATTTTTTCTGCTACTTTCCAAGCATTGTCATTTATGTCAATTTGTTCTGCTTTCAAATCGTCATACTTTTGTTTTTCTTGCGTGTCCTCTTGTTCAAGGTGTACTCGCATACGATTAGCAATCTTATTACGATACTCTTGATTTAGTCTTAGTCTAGTCATTTGTGCCTTTCTGGTTATTTATTTTTATTTGCATTTAATTTGTTTTAACACTTGACAATTAATTTGTCAAGTATTATATAGGAGAAGTATTTGGGATATGGTTTTGACTAACTTAAACACTATGCAAAACCTATCACCAAGTATTATCGATCATTAGCAAGGATACACTGACAACTTGCTACTGATCCCTGGTCTATTGTCGAGCCTAGTCTTTAAGTAACATGGCGCTAAGCAATGGACCTGGGATCAGAACTAGTATAGGGCGCCTGGACTTTTCTGGGCTATATCTTGGGTCGAGATGTGATCGATTGACAATGTCTCCGCATACCTGGTTGGACGGGGATCGCCTGCGAGCCACTAGTACTGATCCCTGGTCCCAGCAAGGATGGCGCGCTGTCCCCTGGGACTTGGGATCAGTTAATAATAAAAAACAAATTACAAGCGGCAAGCTTCAAGCAGCGCTTGACAATGGTTCAAGGATAATGTAGGATGTATATAGAAAGGTATAATTATGGACAATGAACAATTACATCAAGAATCAGCTGATAGTACAAATTTATTATACAGCACTGTACAATTAAAAAGAATCGCGGATGCTATAGAAGAGATCCTGCGTATGGTGAAGGCTGATCAAGAAGCTTCAACTGCAAGACAAAGACAGAATGACAATGAGTAAAGTTAATCGATCAGGATCTGAAAGTACTCAGATCCTGGTTAACCATTGGCGCTGGCTTCAGGAGCAGGGCCCAAGTTACAAGCAGCAAGCAGCAAACTGCAAGCGACAAGCCGCAAGCTTGACAAGGAAACATTATAATGATATTGTATCCTATAAAATACAGGAGAAAGTAAATGACTAAATATAAAAACATACCTAATGATCACAAAAAACTACAGAAAGAAATTATTAATTTCTTTGGAATCTTGAGCACAAAAGAACTACAAAAGATTTTAAAATTCATGATTGACTTAGAAGCAAATACAGGAGCTACAGACAATGAATACTAAAGAAGCATGGCAGCTGGTCGGAGGCCTAAGTAAACCGTCAAAAATGCCTGGCTGGTCAATAGGTATACCTGCCAAAGAATGCAAGACTGGCGGCAAGCTCCAGCAGGTGAAGGGCAGCGTCTGTTATGACTGTTATGCTCTTAAAGGTTGTTATGTTTTTAAGGTTGTTCAGGATGCACAATACAGAAGACTGAAGGCCATAAGCTCACCTGCATGGGTGGAGGCAATGGCTCACTTGATCAACAGCAAAAAGCCAGATGTATTTAGATGGCACGACTCAGGAGATGTACAAGATTTAAATCACTTACAAAAAATTTATGAGGTGTGCAGGTTAACACCTACAAAAAAACATTGGATGCCTACTCGTGAAGCGTGGATTAAGGACCATCTTCAGGACAAGCCAAATAATTTAGTCATAAGGTTCAGCGCGCCCATGGTCAACCAGCGGGCGCCTGCTTCCTGGCCTAACAGCTCAGAGGTTGTCGACTCAGGGGCCAGCTGTCCAGCTGCAAAACAAAACAATGAATGCAAGGATTGCCGCGCATGCTGGGATCCAAAAATTAAAACGGTTAGTTATGGAAAGCATTAAAGAATTCCCGCGTGGAATAAATTCGGATCAGGTCATTAGCTTAAGTCCACACGACGGTGTGGTAGAGCGTGCACCTGGTCCGGGCCTTACCTCAAACAGCAAGCGACAAGCTTCAAGCTCAACAAGTCTCAAGCAACAAGCGGCAAGCTTCAAGCCCTGAACAACAAGCGTCAAGCCTCAAGCCACAAGCTACAAGCTCCCTGATCCTAGCACCACGGTACATGGATATTGGAGAAGTATTAGGGGGTAAAGGACCAAGGGTCTTTACCATGATAAATGTATTGTCAGGATGACGTATATGAAAGGCAATTTGGTGCGGTGAAAATCTAATTTTTTTACTTTTCGTTACCTTAAGTTCTAAAGTGCAAAAGTGCCCAGAAGTATTACAGACCAATAGATCAGGAGTCCCAAGTAAGCTACTGTTTTCAATTCGAATAAGCGAAAGTTGCTTAAAATTTCTTTTAATTTGCTGATAAAATTTTGCCTCTGGACCCATGTCGTTATCGAGGTAATTACCTCATGCATTATGCGCCCGGCGTACGCAATTTATCCGGTAAAATTATATTAGATGCATCTCCCGTTTTCATAACAAGACGGTGAGATTGATGGTTTTTGCTTAACCCAAATATAGTTTGACTGTTCTCGTGTACTTCCATTTTTTTAATTTCGTGTAACTGTCCTCTTACCTCTACATAAATAACTGCATCACTAATGGCATTACCTTGGCCTGATGCAGACTTATCTCTAGCTGTAAAAGATTCTAAAAATTGTTGTAAATCTCTTACTCTCATTTTTTATTCTCTGCAACAAGTCTTTCAATTTCTTTTTCTAACTCAGATATTATTCTAACTTGATCAATAAGTTTAGCACTTAACTCTTCAATAACTTTTTTGTAACCATCTGCAAGATTCTGTGTTTTAATCCATTCAGATTCTTTTTGTTTGTATTCCCAAATTTCTTTCTTATGTTGTTCGATCATAAAAGTTAAATCTAACGAACCTCTATCTTCTTTAAAATCTATTTTGCTTTCGTTCTCATGTGTCATATCTTCTCCATGTTCTTTCAAATGTGTATACGTACGCTTATCTTTCATACCTTGACTTTATAGGACGATTACCTTAAAAAGTCAATATGGGAGTTCCAAAAAGATTAACAGAAATGCAGAAAAGATTTGCCGAGTTATTAGTATTTGGTGGACCTGATGGACCATTGTCTAAATCAGAAGCAGCTGAGATGGCAGGATACTCACCCAAACGTTCACGTGTTGAAGGTAGTGAATTAACTAATCCTAGACTATCACCATTGGTAGTACAATATATTGGTAAACTACACGACGAACGATTACAAAAACACGAAGTAACTTATTCTAAACACATAGCAGAATTAGATAGAATTAAAGATAAGGCTTTAAAAAAAGGTTCTTTCTCATCAGCTGTAAACGCTGAAGTAAGTAGGGGTAAAGCAGCAGGGCTATACATAGACCGGAAAATAATAAAAACTGGGAAATTAGAAGACATGTCAGAACAAGAACTAGAAGCAAAAATGAAACAAATCTTAGACGACTACGCACCTCTTCTAAATGTAACACCTAATGAATCCGAGTTATCTTCTTCACACAAGAAGTTGGAAAAACAGACCTCTCTGAAAAATGAATAGAACCATCTGATTCTACATCATAACCTGCAAAAATTCTTACAGTATCATCGTCTTTACTAAACAACCAACCCTCACTTACGGGTGTAGCAAGTTTCATATCTTTAAACTCTTTGTCTGTACCCCAGCCGCCTTCAGTTATGATATCGATCCAATCGATACGCACACGCTTATATGGAAATACAACAGACTCTTTGACAGTCTTTGGTTTAGTGTAGCTGTTAATTCTTCTAGATTTCTTTTTGGATTTCATAAATGTATATGTATGTCAAAAGTTTTAAAAAAACAATGTAAATGAAAAGCTTCGCGCATAGGCAATCCTAGAATTGACCTAGGTAGACAAAATAATCTGTCACCTTAGACATGAAATGTCTACCTGACTGTCTACCCTAAAGTTATATATACCAACACTTATAGACCAAAGTGACAGAATGACATTATTTCTAGAGTAGTTTTTATTTTTATTTTTATTTTTTTTACCATACATATACACTGTCTATAATACTTGTTTTTCTGCCTCTTTTTGGACATAATGTAGCTCCATTACTGCCATCTTTTCTTCAGCCTGAGCAATCTTCTCTAATAATTTATCTATTTCTGCAGTAATATCCGGGTGTTCAGGTATCACCAACTCATGATCGCTATAACATTTTATTTTATACAAAGCGTCTTCTACCTCAGCATTGTATCTGTACATTAGAACCTTTCTAAGTTTGTCATTCATAGTTTCTCCTTTTTCATTATAATTTTACCATCTTCATTTATGTACATGGTATACATTTGTTTACCATCATAGTAATAACCATGCAATTCTAACGTTTTACGAGCCATTAAAAAAATCCTCCGGGTTTAGGTTAACTTTAGCTTTCTCTTTTTCATCATGTATTAGTTCATTATACATGTTGATTCGTTTTAGTGCCTTGTGTTTCCAGGACCTAAGGGCTGCGCCCTCTGTTTTGAATTCTTGATAATATAAGTCAGGCGTGCAGACCATGATAACTCCTTGTTCGATCTTGCTGCCGTAAACGTAGTCGTGGGCCATTGCGTACATGGCAATCTGTAAGTAATAGTCTTCGATCCATTCTTCTTTTTTCGGACGATTACTTTGTTTGAAGTCAACAATAGTTTCTTTGCCATTGTGTAAGCAAACC